AATTAAGGCTCGCTCGCAGCGTGGCGAGATGACGCGCCAGAGAACGGCTATGGGATAGCGTATGCCGCCGGAAGTCCATTGTGCGAGTCGATGATGAGTACGTGCACTACGAATCATCCGCGACTATCCAGCCGGGGCAGGACCGGCCGAGCGAGCCGATTTTCACTATGGACCCCGCCAGCAGCACGAATACGCGCGTGAGATTACTCTTTATGACTCGGATTGTGAAGGAGCCAAAAATGAACAACCAGTGGTATAACTTTACAGGGCCTATGCACGAGATATTAGCGGATGCCTCAATTGCCCTCGTGAAAGAGGCCGCAGAAAGCAATGCGCCGGGGTACAAGTATCTTCGCAAGGATGGAGGGGGCCGTAAGGCGCTTCTCCACTATGCCTGTGGTATGGCGGATTTGCTGCTGCTGATAGCGAGCGGGAAAGTCCGAGATTTCCAGTTCACCGACGCAGAAGATGGCAACTCGGCGGATTGAATACGAGTGGCACAATCAGCCGCAGTCGGCCTTCGGCGTCAAGTTCCGAAGCAAGCAGGAGCGCCGGTGGGCGACTTGGTTGGAGATATTGCGGCACTGCGACGAAATCAAAAGTTGGGAATACGAGCCGAAGCGCTTTGAGTTCAAGGAGCGATACCGCAAGAAGGGCGTTTATACGCCCGATTTTCGGGTCGTCAAGACTGACGGGTCGGTCGAGTGGCACGAGGTCAAAACGGCCCTGCGTCCGAGCGATGTGTACAAGTTCCGGCAGATGTCGCTTGATTACCCTGATGTGCGGCTTGTCTTGGTCGTTCCTCGTCCGGCCCGCCGGCAAAAGCAGGCGGCACTACAAGCAAAGGCCCGCAAGTACCTGGCCGATGTGATTTACGCGGCTGGGATTTTCAAGAGCGTTGGGATTTCGTAGCGATGATGCAGCGAATCAGAGCGGAGAAGGCCCTGTATAAGCACGCGAAATACACGCCGAAACCGCCCGATACCGAGCGCTTGGCACGGCTGGAATACCACACGCACCGCATACGGCACGATGAGGCGAGGCTCCGGGCAATGGGTCTGGACCCGATGAAGGTCCCGGCGGGCCTGGCGGACCGATTGTTAAGGCAAATCACGGATTAGGCTGTTGGCCTGGCCTGTGTTACCTGCCGCCTACCGTGCTCCAGCATAAAGCGGGCGATAAGGGCGTTGGCGACCTCCTGTTCGTCTTTGGGTCCCTTGATTACGCCGGTTTCGTGCAGGATTTCGAGCACGGCCACAATCAAACGCAGTAGGGTGAGTACGTCCATCGTTCTTCTCCTGGTGCTCACGTATGGATTTTCAGTTCAAAGGCAGAATTGCCTATTACGTTCTTTGTCGGTGGCGTCTTTGTGCTGGATGGTTGCCTGCGATACTCCTTGCGGTTTTCGGTATCGATTTTTTAGGCGCCTACTGTCGAGATTCTGTGCATTTGCTGCTTATGGTAGCCATCCTGAAAGATTCTCAAAAACGAAAACCTAACAGCAAATCTAACAGGTTATCCACAATTTTAGTTGTGCCTAACTTTTGTTGTAAATCCTTTGCTGTCCGTGGTTTGCGACGTTTTTCACAGGAAAACCTAACAGGTTCGGGCCGCCTTGACGATTACTACTTTCGTATAAGATTTCTGAAAAGGTCTTCAGGATACCCAGGATAATTCTGCGCGCGCCTGCGCACGCGCGCGCGTGTGAGGCGCAAGGTCTACGTGCTCGCCACATTGTGGCAACTACGTATATTTCTGGAGAGGGCCTGTAGCACGGGGGGTGTTGGCCGTGGCAAAATACGTAGTTACCACACAGTTGCCCGAAAAACGCACGAGGATTGCGCAGAATCGAAAAACTCCCCCAGAGGGTATAAAACCACGTATGTCCTTGCGTTTGGCCCTCCTGCGCTGCGTGGCGCAACGATTCGGGCCGTCGCAAGGGCCTTTGAGCCGTCTCTGTCCGATTCCTCAATCGTCGAGGGGTTCGATTTTCTTGCTCAGGCATTTCGGGCACAGGTCGTTGTCGGTCGGCTCGGTGAAGTGGTAGTTGCATTTGGTGCAGCGATACTGCAATACGGGTTCATTGGTCTCCTGCTCCGGCTCCGGCTCCTGCTCCGGCTCCGGCTCCGGTGGGGTTGGGCGCTGTTGTGGTTGGGCGGCTTCGACCTTTTCTCGCAGGGCATCGACCTGCTCGGCGATTCGGCGCTCGGTCTCCGGGTCCCGCTCAATCTCCGGCTCCGGTTCGCTGGCGGGCGTTTCTTTGGTGGCTGCTCTGGTTCTGTGTTCCTCTTCCGCCTTTTTCTTGGCTGCCAGCCTCGCCTTGAGCGATGCGGTTGCGGTCGTATCGACAATCTCATCGACCACTGTCGCGGCCACATTCTTGCGCATCGCATCGTCGTATTGGGCGTCGTCGGCCTCAATCGCCTTGACATAGGCCGGTTCGGCGCTCAACGGCAGGTACTTGCTCAGGCGTCGCACGGGGGTCTTTCTGGCCATCTCGACGAAATCGGTTACCCAAGGCCCGACCAGGTTCCCGTTGCGGTCGCGGCTCTTGGACCTATCCCGAATCGCCTCAATCTCGTCGATAGTCATCACATCGACTTGAAATCCCCCGTCTTTGGTCTGGGCCAAGGCATAAACGCATACCATTTTGCCTCGGTCCGCTTTCAGGTGCGGCCTGTGGTGGAGTTTCGGCTCCATCCCGTAGATTAGCTCGAACTCGTCCTTCTCGAAGACGGGGCGGCTCTCTATCCGCGTGATATAACCGCTCCGCAGGGCCAGCCAAATCAACCCCTGATAACCCGGAATGAACTGGACCTCATACGTGCCCTGCTTGCCGTTCCAATAGGGCACAAGATACCCTTGGCCGAGGGTCCCCGTGCAATCCAGGCCGAGCTCGGCGCTGGTCATAATCGCCTGCAAGAAACTCGCCGTCGTGCACTGGTACAGTTTAGGTTGCCGTGACGCAGCTATCTGCGCCATCTTGATAACGCGGCGAGCGTCAAGGTGTCGGGGCAGAATCTGTTCCAGGGCGTTCCTGAACGTCTCGCCGTTCAGAATCGCCGCCAACTTGTTCTTCGATTCGACCAGGGCGGTCCCGTTCGCCTGCTGGTTCTGCTGGTTGGGGCTGCGGCTCATTGATTTTCTCTTCCCTTTCGGCTTCGGCATTGTCCTTCCCTTTCACTTTCTTTGGTTTTCTCAACTGCAAGACTCGATACGTCTTTTCCGGCAGAACCATTTTCCGCCGGGTTCGCTCTGCATACGTCACGATTCCGTGCTTCGACTCACCGGCCTCAGCGTCGCCAAGCGATTGTATCACCGCTGCGGCCAACTTCTCTTTCTCTTTCTTCGCTGCCGTCTCAGCCTGGCGAGCAGCCAGCCATCGGGCGACCAACTCGTCATCGAGCAGGACGGTTTTGCCTGGGACCCGCTTGATTCTCTTGAGAACCTCTATGCTGGCGGTTGAATCTTCGGGGGGCCTGCCGGCCTCGACGTACTCACTCCAGAACCGGTTGGCCTCGGTCGTTATGAGCTTGAGCAGGTCCTCGTCTCTGGCGATGCGATATAGGCAAAACCCTCTACCGCCGAGAAACGCTGCGATATGGCACACCTCGGCCTCGACGCAGAGGACGTGCACCTGGGCCTGAATGATGATATGGTCGGGGACCTCATCGGTCCCCGGTTCGCCCCAGGGGTCGCGCAAAGCCGTGAACAGGCCGGCAGTCTTGGCATCAACCGGTTCGCCGGTCTGGACGACTATGGCGTCGATATTTGAGCCGATAGGCAGGCCCTTGGCCGAGCGATATTGATTGCGGCGCAGTTTACCGAGGCGTCTCTCAGCGTACTTGAGCACCGCGCCCTCGAACAGGTTACCTGCGTCGGCTGCTTCCGAAGGCGGTTCGTCTGTCTCTTCCAATAGTCGGCGCTTCTCCAGCCAGACATCATAGGGCGTCTTCCATCGGTCGAGGCCAAGAATCGCGGCAATATCCGTACTGCCGAGGTGCTTGTATCTGGCCAATCGCTGTTTCGTGGTGATAGGCATAACGTTCTCCTTTCTTCAAAAATGGCCCTCCTTGGCCAACAACTGCATCCGTGCGCCCTAAGAGATAGCACGGCGAAAATCAGCAAAGCGCCGCACCTGCTCCTTCGCGGCCCGTCGAAAATCTGCCTTGTATTTGTCGTAGAGACTTTCGGCGCAGTAACTAAAACGGGGCACACCGGCGCGGCTCTCAAGTCGGCGCTTCCGAGCCGTGTAGGATTCGTCCTTGAGAAGTATCTCTTCGGTTACTACCGTGATGATTGTTTCGTCATCACTCAGAATTGCGGCAGTCCATTCCAGGCAATCCATTGCAACCTCATAGTTGCACACTTGCAAATCGAACCTCGTATCGACCCAGTTGGCGTTGACCACATCTGGCAACAGCCCGACCGAACAATGCCCGTAGGCGAATGGCAGCGCAAACTGCCCACCACGAGCGAATATCGGCATTTGGTTTTGACGGCTGAAGCGCCCTATGAAACGGGCGTGCGAAAAGGTGTCTTGCAGCCCATGCAGCAGGATACCGAGGGCTATCGGGTTCGCTTGCCGGGAGATTTCATCGAGATATTGCCGCAGGAACGCCGGCCCGCCGGCGACTACGGCCCGCCCCGGAGCGCGGATAAAATGGAAATCCTCGCCAAGTCTGGACCAAAGAAGGTCGTACCAGTGCACCTGCTGCCATATATCAGTGCCCATATCCGCCCACGCCAAAAGCTGCCGCTCCTTGACCGACCAGCCAGCCAAGCGTGCTATTTCGGCGGTCGCCGAGTAATGGATGTCTTTTTGCACGGCGGTTCCTTTCCTGCACGGACTTTGGATAAAGCTGGCCCCGGCTTGACCGACAGCGCCACACACACCGTTGAACACAGACAGAGAAAGGGACCGGGGCCAGCGGAAAGGCGATTGATTTCGTTCTCGTGTTTTTCGTGTGCAGCACTCATATCAAGGTTCTTATAAAATAAGAACCCGTCGGCTGTCAAGAAAAAAATCTCCAGAATCCCAAAAAAAATATCGCCGAATCTTCCGCCGAAGGCCGGTTATTGGGCCAAAAACCGCTTTGCAAGCCCCAAAAGGTGCTCGCCATACTCGAATGCCACCCGCATCAACGTCTTGCGGAGCTCTTGCGATTCCGAAGCGTAGTAAACTGCGAACTCCGTACCTTGATGTTCGGCGGCAAAACGGTCAAGTTCAGCCATCTCAAGGTCAAGCCGGTGTATATCCTCGGCCAAGAGAAGCAATCGTCGCGCATAATCGTGTTCGATATTCACAGCCTATCGCCCCCTTGCTGCAATGTTGCCCAAATAAAGGCCCCTACCGCCATTATGAACCCCACAAATAGCGGAACGAAAAGCTGCCAGAGGCGGCGGTTCCACATCGCTCGGCTCTCCATTGCACTGGCGCTGTGAGCCAGGGCGGTCTCGACATCGGCCACAATTCCGCCTCGCCCATTCTCACCGTACAGCGTGCGCCCGTGGGCCTGTATGATGTTCAGCCTATGGGTGCAGTTAGTCTCAATCCTCGTCAGGCCGGTGACAATTCGGTCGAGCTTCTTGCCGTGCTCGTCCTGTGTACGCCGCATTTCCTCAACAATCACAGCCAACGCATCAGTAGATTTCTCGTTCGTCATAGGTGCATATCCTCATCTAAAGAATCAGCCGCTCGACCGGCGGAAATTGGCAGCAACAATCTCCCTTCGTCGTTCAAGGTCGGTAAGTATTTTTCGCATATAGTCGAATATCCTGCGCCGCTTCGCCGGGTCTGTCGTGTTTCGCAATGTCCGCCAGAGCGGAGCCAGGCGTCGGTTCGCGTCAAGATAGAGCTTGTAATGGTAGTAGTCTATCGGTTTATCAAATCGCTGCGATGCAGCTTGTCTGCGAAGCCTATCCCTTTCTTTGTAGAATCGCGTCAATTCTGCACGCGGGGCCATCGGGTCACGAGTGAAGAGCCGACCAAGGAGCGGCCAATCGGCCTCGCTCTGTATCTTGCCGACCTCGAATGTCTTCGCAACCCGTCGATAAAGCCCGCCGCTATAGCTGTTCAGGAGGTGTTCAAGCCGCAAGGGAGAGATTTTCAGAGCCTTGCCGACGGCTTTGACGAACTCGGTTGTGTACGGCAGATACTGGTCTTCGGGCCTGCGCCACTTGAGATATTCCGGCACAATCGGCCTACCCGCCCAATCCTTCCCGTGTAGTTGTCTAACAATTGGGTGAATGAGTGCGGGCCAGGCCGCAAGAACCGGGTAAAGATTCGCGTCAAAGGTCTCTTTCAACTGCTCTTTGACCCTGTCCGGGTCCGCACGGTAAACCGCATCGAAGACGGCTGTGGGGATACTCATAAACAAGTGGCCCATCAAGAAGGGGACCGGAAGCCGCATAACCTTTTTGTTCGGCAAGGGGACGTGAATGTAGTTGGCCTTTTCCCACGCGGGGCGGCTCTTGTACCAGTCTTCGTCTTTGTAGAACCACCATAACAAGAGTGCGGGGATTGTCAGGTTCTTGAGTGCCAGAATCAGCGCCTCCAGCGGGCGCTCCTTGAAGAGGCGGACAATCTTGGACATATCCTGAATGTTCGTATTCCAGAACGGTATTACCTGATTGAGGATTCGTCCAATCGCACCGGCGCGAGAATAGTTGATAGTCATATCCTGGGCGCGGAGAAAAGCGTACATCTTCGCGTCGGGCGGGGCTTCTTCTATGGGCCTGTCGGCATAGCCGTGCTTCTTCATCCACCATTCGAGGGCCTTACGGTATTCCTCGACGCGCAAGCCGACCTCGGTCGCGTTGAAAAGTCCCCGTAAGGCGTCTATCGGATGCTTGCCCATCAAGAAGGCGTAATCCTTCCAGTGTTTGGCCAGCAATTCGCCCTGAAGGTGGTGTACCGCCCGCCTGTCTTGCCCGATGAAGGTGCTGATACTGATACCCATATCAATCAATTGCCGGGCAGCTTCGTCGGGGTCAACACCCAACATCTTGCCAACACGGCTGGTGGTGAATCCGCGCGCAGTCCCGCGCACCAAGTCAAGCGGCCCACCGGCGTGCTTGCCTTTTACCAGAGAATCGACGGCATCGCGTATCGGGTTATACACAATACCGAACGCTGGATTGAGGCCCGTCGCGCCGAGACGGACGGCTCTCGCTGCCATCCCAGCCGTCAAGTGCCAAAAGCGCGGAAGCAGGTACTGGTCGAGTCCTTCGAGAATCCTGTAGAGCATCGGGTGGACCTCGAACCACTTGCGTTCACCATCGACCAGGAACGAAACGACATATTCCTTCCCGAAGAATACCGGGGAGTTGCGAAAAATCTGAATCACCGGATGTCGTTCAAGAACCTCTTCAGCAGCGTCTTCTGGCAAATCTATGGGTATGCCGTACTTCTCCAGGATTTTGAGTATCTCCCTGGTAGAAACTTCTGTCACTCGGACTGGCGGACTCCACTCCGTCAAAAATCCGCCCATCCCAGGATATTTTCCCTGGAGTCGTTCAAGACACCTTGCGATATGCGTTGCGTCGGCAATCGCAAGCAACCGCGTTGTCATCAGCATCATCGAGTCGAATATGTCGTAGATAGCCCGGCCCGAACCAGTTCGGGCGTGAACGGGTCTGCCGACCTTCGTGATACCTTTGCGACCGCCTGTCCTCAACAAGAAGCGGTTTTCTTCGTCTTGGAAGACCCGCATAAACGGCACATAGAACGGGTTGCCCACAAGCAGTTTCGTAACCTCTTCGGTCTTCATCGCGCCGGCTTGGGCGACATATAGCAGGACTCGCGCAGACCAAAGCCTGACTCTCTCTGCCGTCCGCCGGAAGAGTTCGCAATCATATTTCGCTATGACGGCCTCAAAATCGACCTCAAGGAAGCCCGAATCAAGCCCTCTCTCGTGATATACGCGCGCCTGTCGGGCGACCATATACCAGCAGAACTCCAAGAATCTGTCCCGAACATCAGAGACCGCGTCGGCCAAGGATTCGCCATTGGGCTGCATAAAGAAATCATAGGTGCGGCTGAAGACGAAGGCATAAGCCATTCGTGGCGCCTTCATCGCGCGGGCCTCAAAGAAATATCCAGGGTCCCAGAAAGGTTCTTCGATGTTGCGGACGCCTTGGGGCAGATATTTGTCGAGAAGGTCGTGAAGCGGTGCGGCCACATCGACGAACATTGTTCGCAGCCACAAGTAAGCTCCAGAGAGCCGCTCGGCCATCGGCTTCTTTGGCTTGGTCGTGTACATCTCGGCAGCCAAGCGCGCCACACTGCCCTGTTCGCGCCATAGAATGACGGCATCGCGGATTTCTGCAAGACCCTCGGCCATTTCAGGAAAGAGCGGCAGAAAATCCTCGACCATATATTTATACGCAGCCGGGACTTGCCTTTGAACGATTTCGTCCTGGCCGGTAATGTAAAAGTAAAAGAGCTCTGCTGCCCCCTCTCGTACAAGGGTCGTAAGGTCATATCCCTGGCTTGCAAATTGCCGCAGACCAAGGCTTATCAGGTCATTGAGAACCGCAAATCTTTTGTTCTCGGAAATGTCGTCGTATGCACCAAGAACATCAAAAAGTCTATGCCCGATTTCGTGGCTCAATGTACGAAGATTGCCAACGTTCATCACGCGAATAAGGTCTTCTCTGCTCCAGTAAGCTCCTGCCGCTTTCTTCAAGAGCTTCGACCTGAATCGACGCCACCCCTTTACCGTGGATTTCGTGACTCGCGTAAGTTTCCGTGCTATCTCGTGCTTACTGATAGGTCGCTTTCGTTTCTTGAGCTTGGCCTTAGCCCTTTCGGTCGGCTCGGTTTCGACCGGGACTTCCATTGACTTCGGCAGCGGTGGTACAAGAGCCTCAGCCCCGCCTTCTGGAGTACCAGGCCCTCTGGGGCGGCCTATGATATGCTCGGCGCCATCGAGAATCGTGCCGCCAAGCTCAGCGTGTTCAGCATCGGTCCAAAGGCTATAGCCAAGCTCTTCGATGGTGTGCAGCAAAGGGTATAACTGGTCGGTCTCGAACGACGCGACCATCTGTCTTCGGTTTGAGGTAGCTGCAAAATCCCCAACAATCTGCCGAATCGATTGGTTCAGATAAATCCTGCCACCCTTCTTGCGGTTCATTGGTACGGTAATCTTCCAACGGTCGGGGTGGTCAGGGTCTCTTTGGATTTTCGCCGGCCCCGCTTCGACGTAGTGCGAAAAGCCTGGAATGTTCGTCAAAAAGACAAGGGCCGTCCTTGCATTGAGCCGGACCTGTGCGCTCAAAGCAGCCTCAGGTTCAAAGTTCCTCGGCATCAGCAGACCGGTGCGAACAGTTCCGTCAGCAAGCGTATAGGTCACAACCTGTGGAGTATGCTGTTCCCTGTTGCGCGGGTTTACTGCGATGCCCATAGCTGCGATAAGGTTACCGTTGAAAATATATCGCTCTTCGGTCGGTTCATAAACTGCCGTCGAGAAGAAGATATGCTTTGCTGCCGTGTCAATGGGTTTGCCTCGTAACCATTGACTCAGCGTCAATGTCGCCTCTTTACCGCCTGCGGGGATTGCCACCCGCAATCGCACTGCCGAAGGAGCACTCGGATTGCCAACCTTCGGCGCTGCCCGTTTTGAAATACCAAGGCAAATGACCGGGATACCGCCTACAGTCAACCTCATCATTCCAGGGGCAGCGTGTTCTATGGCGTCAAGGGCCTTGTGGAAGGCCGCCCTTGCTGCCTGCGTTGGCTCGCGCCCCTCGGCTTTGAGTCGCCGAGTATAATCGGCATACATCGTCTCAAGCCTTCTTCTCTGCTCCCGAATCCAGACCCTGGCACTGCCTTCATAGTCCTTTAGTTCGGCGTCGATTTGGGCGTCAATCTCTTGTTGCGTATATGGCCGCACGAGGACTCGGACGCGCATCCTGTCCAACGTTGCGGGCGTGCGGAATGGGTCCTTCATTTCTGAGTCGCCGGGGAACACGACCCTGCTGTCAAGAAGAACCGCATCAAGGGGCAATTCTTTGTGCACGAGGTCGTTCTGATTTGTCGCGTTCAGATAGTCGATGTATGCCTCATAGTCAGCCGTAATCTCCTCGTAAATCTCTTCTTGGACGTTTATCGGCAGCAGAGGCATACGGGCGGTAAACTTTCTTGCAAGGTCCCGAATGGCCCCAAAGCTCTCATTCGGCACAGCTTCTTCTAAGACCTCGCGGGAAATGCCCGACAAGAGGATTGAGGGCAATTTATCATAATGCTCAAGAATAAAGCGGGCGACGACCAAGTCACCATATTTGTTCATCAAGTCCACGGGCGTCGGCAGTTCGTAAACGCCTTCACTTTTAGCTGTCGTATTGGCACTGAGGCTCTTGAGCTTACTGGCCTGAATCGCAGCCGGTCGTATCTCGGCGGGAATCGGCAGGACAATGCTCACATAACGTGGCCGCGCGCCTTCAGCCTCGCCCATCCTTGCGATTCGGCCCATAATCTGAACCGCCTGATTTATATCGAGCGGCATCTGAAGAAGAATCATATCGCGCGGCCTTTGGTCCTTGAATCGGACGCTTGCGTGAAGGCTTACGCCCTCAGCAGCCGCGCGGTTCATTATCAGGGCATCGAGTTCCCCACTATTGAAGTCCCTCATCGTGTTCCAGCGTATCTCGACACTATCGGGGCGAGCTCTGATACCGAGGACGCCCGTTCTCTCGTCTGGCTCTATGGTGAAATCTCTGCCTGTTATCTCCGCAATTCTTATGTTATCGGCCCGAAGACTATTGATAATCGCATCAATCGGAGAACCTGGCAAATCATACGGGAAATTGATAATGGTCTGGACGAGAGCATCATACGACTGGCGCAAGTGCGGCGGTAGTTCGTCCGGGTGGATACTTGTGTGCTGGCTCCTGCCGATGTGCGTCCGCACACTATACGACATCATCTGTCGAAGAACACTCAAGAGGATGCTTCTGTACGAGAAGTCCGAGCGGTCCATTCCGTAGTCCGACGCTATTTGAATCCATCGCTTGAGATGGCTCTGTGCCGTATTGTCAACAACGATTATAGGCTTGCGTCCCTGTTGAAGGCTTCTTTTGGCCTCCTGTATAGCAGGCTGAACCTTGAGAACTGCCAGGAATTGACGAACGATGTTGTGTAGGTGGCTGAAGAATTGCGCGTGTGTTATCGTGCGGTTCGGCCCGATATGCTTTCTTACCGCCCCCTTTATCCAGTCTTCAAGTACAGCGTCGAACTTGACCAGCTCGATAATTATATCGCTTATTGCGTCGCACTGTTTTCTGACGAGTTCTTGACCTTCATTTGAAGAACCAACAAATTGGGTCTCAAAGCCCACGCCCTCGAAGTTGATTTCTGCACGAGCATAGACGCCGGCAGCGGCCATTGTCGCGGCAATGATACTTTGCAGTGGCCCACCGCCCCTCGTGACCGAGGCGATGAGTGCGTCGATGTCATTGTCGAAGGCGCCAAGCAAACCAGTTGGGCCGTAAATCGTCATACTGTCGGCACGTTTGGCATAGGTTGCACTGCTGTATAGTACGTGCCTGGCGACCCGCAGCGGTTGGTCCAGAAAATAAATGTTGCGGTTGCTGTCTTTTCCGGCAGCAAGGTGCGCCTCGTCCATAAGCAGCAGGTTGCCTGATGTGGCCTGGGTTAGAAGGCTTTGCAACTCAGCGCTTTCACCTGTTTGGATTTGACTGTACGTGGTGAAAAGAATATCCCAATTGCCGTTGTTGAGTGTAGCCCGAAGGTGGCTATTTGTTTTCCGCCGACCCCGACTCTTGGCCCAGCGCTTTCCTTCGGGTGTGAATATCGACGTGTTGGCGTTGGTCAGTAGTGGGCGCAGAGTGTTTATATCAACGCCCACATCTATCAGGTCTCGGAGAAAATCATTGAACAGGTTCGCCTTACTCGTGACGAATACGATTTTCTCGCCTTTTTCCAATGCCCTCTTTACAACAGCCGCCAATGCTCGGCCTTTGCCAACGCCGGTCTGGTGTCCTATAATGAAAGCCCTGCCAGCGTCGAACTGGACCAAGGCCAATGCAATCGTGTCAATCTGGACGTTGCTCAGGTTCTCGAACAGTTCTTCTTTTGAGTCGAAGCCGAGTTGGTCGCGGACGAACTCGTCAATATCACCGACCTTCTCTTTGGCCTGATGAAGAGCGTTGAGATAGTGGACCTTCAGCGAGGCAGGCATTTTCTGGCCAGCGTCAGGCCCTTTGCTCAATCCCTCATAGGGGACCTGCTTGTCCTCGGTCAGGTCTATCTTGATGCCAGGTTGTCCAGGTACTGCGCCAGGCTCAGGCGGCGTAGTTCCTGGAGTTTCTGTCGGTTGTTCAGGGCCAGGAACTCCTTGCTCGCCTTCGGGCGCGGGCGCTTCTTCGGGGCCAGGCGATACCACTCCGCCACCCTCGCCACCAGGGGGTTCCGGGCCAGGAACTCCGACTCCACCAGGAGCTCCGCCAGGTTCTCGCTGTTCACCTGGGCCGCCTCCGGGCCGAACTCCTCCGGCGCCAGGTCCTCCAGTTGGGCCTGGAGGTACTCCTCCTCCGCCGGGTTCGCCAGCTCCCGTTGGGCCTGTTGGCCCAGGCGGTCTTTCAGGAGGTTCTTCCACTGGTCCAGGTTGCGGGGGAGCTTTTGGCCCTTGTCCACCACGACCCCCAGTATCAGCAGCGCCCTTTCGCTCTGTTCTGGTCCTACGACGACGACGCGCATTTGGCATCTTCTCCTTTAGCTTCTCAAATTGTTCCCCAAGCTCTTCCCACGAGTTTATATCCTCTATCTCAAAGCTGTATTTCCACTCACCTTCGCGTCCCTTGGCAAACGCTTCGACAGTCTCGTCTTCCTCTATTTCAAAACTATACCGACGCGCCCCTTTTTCTTTGGTCGCCACGGTCTCAACGCCGGGCTTTCGGCCTTCAGCCTGTTGTCTTGCCATCTCGTAGGCGGCTGTTTCTGCCGGAGATTTTCGCCCCTCGACGAAAATGAGAAAAACCGGCCACCTCGTACCCATACGAGCATAAAGTTTGCCGTGGACTCTTTTGACCGCAGCGATGTTGTAGCGGCTCTCAAGCCAATTGAAGAATGTCTGAAGTCCGCCGGGGAGCGTAGCGCTCTTGCTTCGTGGCGCCGCGACAATGATGGCCGCTGAGCCGTCATCTGCCATCGCGTCGAGTGCGTTCGCCGCAATAACGTGTTCTTTTCGCGTAAGCCTATAGCCATCCTTTTCGACTGGCTTATCGAGTTTGCCAAAAGGCGGATTCGTTACAACAACCTCAACGCTCTTATCTTCTATCGGCTTGGTCGTGGTTGCGTCTTCGCGCGTCGTTGGGATACCTTGGGCCTCAAGGGCTGCGGCGCGCACGGGGTCGATTTCATTGGCGCGGGCATTCCGAGGGTCGGCGCCCATCAACAACATACCGGTCCCGGCAGTGGGGTCATAAACCTTCGTATCAGGCCCAATACCGAGCAGCCGCGTTATCTCATACGCAAGGGGCAACGGCGTACTGTACGCCTGGTTCTCTATCTGCGTGCTCGTTCGCCGGCCACCGAATACAGGCTGGATTTGATAGAGTTTGCGAATGAGCCGAGCTTCTTCGTCAGCGGAAAGCCCCGACGAGAGGATTCTCCTGGCTTGGTTGACGAAAGCGAGCTCAGCCGCCTCTTCTATCGGCTTCCAAACAGAAGGCCCAGCGTTGTAAACATCCTGATTGCTAACGCCGTACTCATCCGCAGCCCAACGACGAATCGTCCAGGAATGTATCCTCTCCGGTTCCACGACCTTAAGTGCTTCCTCGATTCGCCTACTGAATCGCGCAGCAAGACCGCCGATATTCGGCTCAGTCAGAGTCCCTATGTCTTCTTCTGTGGGTGGTCCTTCTGTGGGCGGTCCCTCTGTGGGCGGCCCTTCTGTGGGCGGCCCTTCTGTGGGCGGCCCTTCTGTGGGCGGTCCCTCTGTGGGCGGTCCCTCTGTGGGCGGCCCTTCTGTGGGCGGCCCTTCTGTGGGCGGCCCTTCTGTGGGCGCTTTTGGGGGACGGACCGAGGGTGGAGCCTTTTCTGGGGGCACGGGTTCGGCGCCGTATCGTTTTGACGCCTCATTTATGCTGTCTATCAACTCCTGCCGTAGTTGCTCCCAACGCTTCCTGGCCTGCATCATCTCAAGCCCGTAAGCGCCTGCTTTTAGGACACCGGGCGTAGCGAGGCCCACAGCTTCGGGAGCAAGATTCTTTAGTTTCAGGTCCTCTCTAAGGCCGGCAGCGAGCCTGTCAGTCCAGGTGGCTTCTGGCCCAAGCCCGAAATCCTCAGTATTCGCAATCGCGTGAAGAATGGTCGCCAGACGCTCTTCCCCGATTTCTTCAAGGATTCCGTTCCAGCCACCGGCGCGCAGGGCGGTATCGACAAAATCAACGAGGCTCCGGGCCTTTCCTGCCTTGGTCCAGGCTTCTGCAATTGATGCGAGAAAGCGTTGGCTGAAGCGGCTCTTGCTGGCAACCCACTTTAGGCCGCCACCCAGCGTGCCAACAACCTTACCCATTCCTGCGCCAGATTCTTCGCTTGCTGCCTCGATGAAGGTTTTCACCCAAGCCTTGCTCAGGCTCGTAGCCCAGCCTTCGTCTTCATAGCCTATCCGCCGGCGCATCGTTTCTTCAAAGACCTGCGTCGGCAACGCCATCGTCCGGGCCGCTGAGCCGACGGTGCCACCAACCAAAGAACCGAGCACCTTGGCCGTAAGTTCTCTCTTGACGACTTTGCTTATGGCGCTTTTCGCTGCTTGTGAAGCGCGGCTGTAAATCGGTCCTGTTGCCACAAACTCCAGCATCCAAGGCACAAGACCCTTTTGAATCTCTCCGACTTTCCCCCAAAAAGTATGGCCACGATAGTATTCTTCTTCGAGCTTCTGCTTGAATTGCTCTACCGTTTCACGGTCGGCTTTTTCCTGTCGTGCGATAAGCCTTTCGGCGACCGCAATATCGAGCTCTTTGGGTGGAAGGTTGCGAGGCAAATCTTTTCGCAATTCTTCATAGAATTGCCGTTTGCGCCCAAGAACATCAAAAGAACCGCCAGCAATCCACCTTTCGTGAAGGGCTGCAATCCAATCGGGGATTCTCGCTGCTAAATCGGGCGGTAGGCCCGCTGTTCTATAGGAACGGGCTAACTTGACCCAATTTTCAAAGGGCTGCCCGCCATAGCCACCATCGGCGGTCCGACCCGCGCCTAAACGTTTCCGTGCTTCGTAAACGCTCAGTAAATCCACCCCTTCGACCAGACTGCGAACGAACGGTATCCATTCCGAGGGGTCTTCCTTCATTACCTCAAGCCAGCCTTTTGCTGTATCGGCCCAGGGTATCGGTTCGCCACCAACCTTGTAGTAGAGCTCTTCGAGAGCCGAACGTCGCGGTGCCGGTGGCCCCTCGATTTCGGTTGGTCGGGGAATGTAAGGCTCACCGACAGCGCGCTCGTACAAAGTGGACAGTGCGCTCTTCGGTGCCTCGGCAGGCTTGAGTCGGCTGGGTTCAAGTATCAGCGTCATCGCGTTGACCTCGGAATGGTATAACCGGGAAATTGAGGCCAATAGCCACCCTCCGATTGTCCCGTTAATGCAGAACCTTTACCAGGCTGCCGTGTCTGGGGCGCTGGCGTCTGTTGTGGCTGAAAATCAGGATGGTCCCGTCTTATCGCTTCCGCTATTTCACGCGCACTCTCCGGCGAAATACCTACCTTGCGGAGAATATCAGTCAGCATTTTTTTCTCGTGCGGCGATGCGCTGGCCATAAAGGAAGATATGAGCAGCGCATTCTCCATAAACTCCTTTGATTGCTCAGCATCCTGCCACGTCCACCCTGCTCCAGTCTGTCGCGTCTTGACCTCTATCCCGGCTGCCTTGAAGAGGGCGTCTATCATTTGCGGCACTAAGGCGGCAATTTTCTCGCGTCCCGGTTTGATTCGCGTTGTTTCCTGCGTAGTCTCCTGGCCCGTAAGCGGGTCTACTCTCGTCACAGTCTGGGTCTCGTATGCGTCATTTAGAATCTGGTTCGTCTTGGCGAGAAGGGCAAGAAAGTCGTTCGCGGGCACATCGCCGAACATCATAGCCCCCTGCTCGGCGCCTGCCTGGACACCAGGTTGTCTTGCGCCAGACCGGACAGATAGTGCCGCGCCCGCGCCCCCTTGCGGGACCAGAGAGCGCATCATCGCGGCAAAGGCCAATTGCCGCATCTCCGGGTCCTTCAGGTTCCGCACAACGTTCGCCGGCAGCCCCGCAATAGTCATCGGGTTGTACATACCTTCCCGGTAGGCTTGGCCGAGGGGCGTTCCCGCCAATTCCGCAGGCATCATCGTCCGAAGATAATTCTGAAGATTGTCGAGCAGAGCATTCCACTCGGCTTGCTGTTGGGCACTGAGTATGCCTTGACCGATTGCCCCGCCAAGCGCCATACCGAGCGGGTCGAGTGTTGGAGTATAAGGGATTACGGTTGCCATAATTATCTCCCTTTTACAAAGGCAATGCGCCGAGCGCACCGCCGATTGCCGAACCGATTCCCGAAAGCCCGGACCATAGACCACCGCCTATCGCCCCCCACGGCAAAACCTGTCCTATTCCGGGCGCCATAGCAGTCATCATCGAGTAGCCCAAGCTCGCAGGTTGATTGTACGCAATGTTTTCAAATGCCGGCGCGCCGTAAGGCAGAACCATAGGTACGAGGTTCAGGTACGGATTCATATAGGGCTGCTCTTCGGCCCACCTTTCTCGCATAACGTCAAGTTCCTGTTGCCGGGTCGCCTGCTCCCACCCGCCTATCTGCTGGGCAAGCCTGGGGACCTGTCCCTGTGCTTGTAGCCATAAGGGGGCGATTTCCGTGCCGAGGCCGAGCGCGAGCCGTTCGCCAGCGCGGCTGAGCGCCTGGGCCGCCCCGCCGCTTGCGGCTGCGCCGAGGCTTGCGAACGGCTGCATCACGCCCGGCCTTACCACGTCTTCCCAGAGCCTTGCGGCGTATTCGTATGCCGGAGCGAACGCTTGTTCGATGCCACCAGTAAGGTTCTGCATCGCTCCGGTTGCGGCGCTGAGGTATTCCGGGGCGACCTGCGCATAACGTTCGCCGGCATAGACCGGACCTTCGACGCCAATTTGCGGCGTTATCATCTCCATAATGCTCTTGGCAAGACGCGCCTGGTCGGCGTTGAGCGTAGGCGACTGCACAACCTTTGTTCCACCGCCTTTACCCATTTCGTTCCTCACTTTCTTTCGGTGTCTTCTCGCCGTCGGTTGGTTCGTTACTATCCCATTCCATAATCTGGCAGCGGCTTGGGCGCAGTCCGTGTCGTTCGAGAACCTTGACGTGGTTCGTGAAAATCTCGACCGTCGGCTCAAGCCTATTTTGCTGTACTATCTTCCTGCACAGGTCCTTGAAAAAGCGTCTATTGCGGTCGCCCGTGCTCTGGTAATTCTTCCTCATCGACATCACATAGACTTCAAGTCTGTTGGTGAGATAGTTGATTCGCCCCCAGAAGAAGCCGACAACCGGATTCTCCTCGGCAGGGTCGATTGCGGGGTCGAGCAAAAGGAAAAATTGCGTGAGCCTGTCGGCTTCGACGTTCTGCGGTAGCGCCGCCAGCACACGGTTCATCTTCAGCGTCGAATCATCGAGCTGCCATAACTCTTCCGGTATCAGCGCGAAGCCCGGCGCTGCCGTGAGCCGGATGATGCTGTAGTCACCATTATTGCCTGCACTGCTCTTTGATTTTCCCGTACCCATACACTATTGTCCTTCCGTTTCTCTGAAGCAATTTCACCTTCCAACCCTTTGCCTTGAGCCTGGCGGCAGTCTCAAACAAGTCTGCGTCCTGCTCGGTCTTTGCCAGTCGGCCCAACAAGGGAAGGCCCAGTAACATTTTTCGCCTACTAAGTAACACGATTCTACCCAACAAGTATGACCTGTTCCATAACCGGATACTCGAAGGCCCCTATATCCCACGCCTTTCGACGCGGTCGGCTTATCCCGATACAGTCGTCCGAATAGAGTCCGGCGCCGGGGTCCTCGTCCCCATTATCCACGCAATTTCCGCCAGGCAACAGATTGAAGTCGCCGTTTGCCGCATTGATAAACTCGTTCGCCCAATCCCCACCGGCAGGGCTTTGGGAATTGCTGCCGTCACCGTCGTCGGAGCAGCAATACGAGGCCGTTACGTCGTAGAAATCGTCCGCACAGTTGCCGACAGCGCAATTCACCGCCGTGACTCCGCCGTTGCTATTTCGTATCCCATAATAGCAATCATACACGGTACAGTTATAGCAATACGTCTCACCACCAGGGTTATAGTTCGACCAGATACCACGCATTTGCGAATTACTACCGGATGAGAAGCCATAGACGATTGCGTTGCTGATATAGAGATTCGTCCCGCCTGTGCCATCGTAAAGCTGTATGCCGACGCCCCATCCTGTCCCAGTACAATTGCCCTCGATAATCACCGAATCTATGTAGATGTTGCTGCCGGTCGTGTTGATGACGTAGATTCCGTAGCGGTTCGCCGTCCCTGATTCGTTGACCTGTATCTGGAGATTTTGGACGCGGGTGTAAAGGTCTCTAACCTGAAGTCCAGCCATCGAACCGCTGTTTTCTATCCAATAGATATTTGTATCGAAAACACCATCTTCTGGGAACATCCCGTTGACGATAATGTAGTTGTCCGCGTCGGTGGCGGACCCCCAAATCGCAGCAGTCGTATCAGGAGTAACGTCCTGGCAGTTGTACTGGACGATAGGTGTATCAAAATCGCCTCCGCATATCACGTAGTCGGTATCCAGGTTGTAGTAAACCTGCTCGCCATTCTGAAAACTGCCGGAAGGATACTGGAGCAATATCTGCGTATCTGTCGCGTGTAAGACATAGCCCGTCGCACCGGAGTCTTTACCTGTGACCATAACACCGTCCGGTATGTTGCCCGTGATACCAGAGTGACTAAATACCATCGTGCTTGAGATATAACGATAGTCGCTTTCAAGGGCGGCCTCGGCTGTGCGAAGGCAATCGTAGTCTGCGTCGCCGTAAACCACATCACCAATTGTCACGCTGAAAACGGTCGGCATAGCCTATCTCTCGGTTACCGGGTGCAAGGGAGCCAGAGTAACTTGCTTGTGTTCAGGGCGCAGTTGCTCGGCCTTGAGGTTCACGATTTTGCGGTCGAGTCTGTTCTTGAGGTTGTACTTGCGCTTGAAATGCTCGTCGGATTCTTCAAGATACAGCAATTCCTGTTTCGTCTTACCGGGGACCTTGATGACTCGGAAGATATTCCCTGGCCACGGCCTTGCGTTCGGGCCAGTCCAGAACCCGTCTTCCTCGACGCGAATCACATCGCCCTTGCGATATGAGCCGAGAAAGAGCGTGACAAAATCGTGCTCAGAGCGATTCATCCGCTCTTTCGCCAACTCCGAGGGCTTGAGCCGTTCAGTCCAATGCTCTTTCCAATAGACAAGCAGTTCTGCCATTTCAAATCAGTTGCCGTCGTTGATTGTGTACGTAACCCAAATACTCAACTCGGTCGTATCTGTCGTCGGCAGGTCTATCATCAGGATAGAGCCTGCATTGCAATTGCCGGCAGTTCCGCCGCTACCGTTACCGATAGTGCCGTCGTCCTCATATTCGTAGAGACCGTCCCCTGTTGAGGCTGAGACCGTTTCAAGGTCGTTCGCGTGTGTACCGGGGTCGGTCCACTCCTCAAGCGTGACCGTATAAGCCAGGTTGTTGTCGCGGAGTTTTATGCCGAAGTCCCAAACGGTTATCCCGTGGGGGAAAAGTTCCGGCTCAATCGGCAGTATCGTGACTGTATCAGTGAGCGATTGCACACCATCGGGGTCGATTATCGTGGCCGTCGCCCTTTGCAGTTGCGGCAGCAGCGCCGAGCCGTAGCTGTTGCTATAGGTCTCCAGGGCTTCATCGTCATTATCGAGTGCGATTTCGCCCTCGGCGTCTGTGGTAGGATTCGCCGAGGTTGGTAGTCGCAGGACGCTCGACACAATCAAATCGCCCCCGGAAACGGTTGCCGTGTTACCAGTATCATCGAACGTAATACGTACCCCCGCTGTCTGTCCGATATAGGCATCATCTTCAAGCAAGGCGCTCGTGTTGAACGTCGGACTCGTGGCGAATACGAGACTTCCGCTGCCGGTCTCATCGTCCATTATCGCCGCCAATTCCGCCGAGGCGTCGATTTCGGTTTCGAGCAGGATATTGACAGTCGTCTCGAAGTCTTCGACGGTAACATCGGTAAAGTCGATGGAATCGTCGTCTATTGTATCGTCCGCAATTTGCTCGCCGTCGATATTGTTGCCGGTGCTCCACTGTATGCTCCCTATTTTCAGGCCACCGGCGGTCAATAGGCCGTTGGTCGTCAGGGCGTTGTTGGCAAAACTTATCGTACCGTTTGCGTCAGTGATTGAGGCCGACGCCAGGCGTAGGCTATTCACAGAAAGGCTGTTATTGACATAAACATCTTTCCACCTCTCGGCTGTGCTGCCGAGGTCGTAAACATTGTCGCCGCGCGGCTTGAAATCGTCGTTGATATAGGCGGCTTTGATAACAATGCCTGCCGTGAAAATCGCGGCCAAGAATAGCAGAATCTTACATTTTGCTTTCATACTGTGCGTGCTCTACCCAGTTGCTTGAGACCATCTGCTCGATACAGAGGTTGTGGTTCCCATCCACTCTTATCCGCCACGTCCCATCAGGAAAGTCTCCAGTAACGGCGTCGGGCAGTTGGCTATACCAACTGCCCACATTGTTCGCCTGGACAAAGTTGTTGATGATTCGCTCGATTGCGTCAAGGCGCCGGTCTTCCAATTCACGCACAAGGCTAAACAGATAGTCTACCAAAGCATCAAGCCCTCGGTCCCGAATCTCTGTCGGGTCCGGCGTCGGCAAGGTCTTGCTCTGTGTGATTGCTGTTATGCTCAATTGTCAACCTCGTACCAGTGCCCATTGCCCGAATCAAAGACAAGCGTCCATCCACCATAGGCTGAAGCGCGGCTCTCGTCGCCCCCGCTGCTGAGAAATATCTTCTGCGTATTGCCCGTCTCGTTGTATTCAAGGGTTGCCCAATTCGTTGCATCCACAACCACTACATAGAGGACTTGACCATCAACGCCGCCGGTAAAACCACCGATTGTAACACTGTTGCTCCTCGTATCGATTTTGACGACGTTGACGCCCGACACATCAAGATTGTCCGTCGGCCCTGGAACATCTACTGTAGTCGTGGCAAAATCGACCCGACCTGAGGCGCTTATCGCGTTGGTGAACGTCATCGTGGCAACATAGAGACTCCCATCAATCTCCACATCGTCCTTGACGAGAATATCATCGACCCCATCCACGTAGTTTCGCGTTCCACCACCTACATCAATCGAGGCATTGCTCTCTTTGACATCTATACCGATAGGGCCGACAAAATAAGCCGAGTTGCCGGCAGCGCTGTTCTCGGCATATAGCGCGGGTGTGCCATTGCTGTGCATTTTGAACTGGACCATCCCGTCCAGCGCGTTGAATGTATATCTTTCAAGACCGCTGACAATTTGCAGGCCGCCATAACCGCAACCGACGCCGGCGTCGATAGTCCAGGCACAGCGTTCAGCCTGCGGGTCGAAAATGAATGTATTTGTGCCCTCACCGGTGGTACTCGGCATATTGATATTGCCAGAACTATTGTTCTCGCACCCAAAGCCCCTGAAGATATTGCCCCGAAACGTCGCGGTATCTATCGAGTCGGTAAAATTGAGGCCGTAGCCCCCGTTGTTTTCTGAACTGAATCCGTCGAATATGTTGTGGGCGAAAGAGCCGCCGGCGGACTCGAACCGAGCGCCATCGTCATCATTGAAGTGGGTGTTGAGATAGTGGAACGTGTTGCCATTGAAGAACGACGAGGCAAGAAGGTTGACGTGTAGGCCATAACTCGCACAGTCGTAGATTTGCATTGCGAACTGGGAATAGGCGCTCGTACCGTTTATCAACAGGCCGACATTCTTTTGATAGACGCGGACCTGCATAATCTTGGTCCCAAAAAAGGATTGGGTCGCACTGCCGCAACGGATGCCCCAACCACCGGACTTATCGCCCATAATGGTCAAGTCATAGATTCTGGCCCCATCACATTGAATATCGAGGCAGTTGACGCCGGGGCCGTAGATGATGCTCTCGTGTAGACTATCCGGTGCAGTTTGGTCGAAGGTCGCGCCTGCGCCCCGGAAGGTGATAGAGTTATCAATGGTCAGGGTACTGGTGATGTAATACTTGCCGACAGGCAAATAGACCTCGCCGCCACTCGCTTCGGCATAATCGATTGCCGCCTGAAGTTCGGCAGTATCGTCGTTGACGCCGTCGCCAATAGCTCCGTAGTCGCTATGCTTGACGTTGACGAGCGGGCCGGCGGTTCTCACATCGTCCGTGACAATTGCCCCGCCCAGGTAGATATTTCGCCACTGGTAACTGGCCGAGCCGAGGTCATAAGTGTCATCAGCGCTCGGCAACAGGTGGTTGTAAACCACATCAGCGATAGCATAACTGGCGCCAAACGCCGCTATCGCAAGCATCACTATTGATAGGATTCGTATCACGCGCCTTCGAGTTTCCATTTTGTCTGCCAGCCTCCATCATCGACTTGCAACAATAAATCAGTTCCGCTTTCCTGCCAGCGGTAAGTTCCGGTAACGCCTTCCCATTTATGTTTTGTGGTCCACACACCGTCACGCTGCTCCTGCAAGCACAAGTCTTGCCCGTCATCATAGAGGCGATGCTCGCCGTAAAAATCATCGAATCTGTATCTGTTGGTCCAAACCGAGGATTCGAGGTGTTGGATATAGAGGTCCTGCGTGTCGTTATACCATCGCCAGTTCGTGGTGATGCTCTCAGGTGTTTCGGTCTGCCCCTCGGCCTGGTCCTCGGTGATTCGGTCGGCGGGCTTGGCCCCAATTTCTATGGCGTGCAGTTCACAAGAGGCGCCCTTCCAGTAAGACCCATATATGCTCGTAAGTTCTACCGTTATGAAGTCGGCTATTTCGCCATCGGCATAGACAGTCTGCCAGTTTTTCGTCTCGGCGTCGCTCCAGAGGTTGAACGTCTTGAAGGGCGTCGCCTCTTGGTTCTTATAGAGCTTGACCTGAAATCCCTGCGTCGGGTCCGCAGCGATAAGAAAACGTATCCAACCGAGGTTGAGTTTGCGCCCCTGCTTCACAAATGGATTCAGTTGCCCCGTCTTGATAATCGCAACAATGTTGGAGCCTTTGTCGCTCCTGCCGTGGTTTATCCGCAGGACTTTTCCATCGCTGGTCCCCAGAAACTCCCATTCGCCATAGTCGGCGGAGTCCGGGGGATAGCTCTGGGCGTCGGCTTTGGCTGAGAGCGGCTTCCAATATCCTTTCAGCGAATAGATGCACAGACCAGCAAGGTCCGAATCGCTGAAGTTCTCCTCGTCGAGACTGTAGAATCGGAGCCTGTCGTGTTCGCTCTGGCCTGCCCTGGTGAAGCTCAGCCCGATGTAGTTGCGCGTCCGAAAACGGTGAAGAAAACAATTGACCACCTTCTGCGGGTCAATGTCGTCCTCGATGAAACCCCGAACGAACTTGTCGTATTCACGAGCGTTTCTCCCGTCGTACTCATAGAGGCTCGTGGCGCCGATAACGGCGAGGCCCCTTTTAGTCTCGACGCAACCTGCCCGCGCAGTTGCACCAAAGGCCGCCAAGCGTTTTACCCAGGTGAAGGGCGCGTCGCTGTTTCTGGTATCGACGATGTGCCAGGGCTTTCGTGTAAAGAAGACGACCGGTTCATCGTCGATGTAACCGGCTGTCACCGGCATATCGTCAGTTTCGGCCTTGACGAAGTTGGTCGCCGAGACGTTGTCGGTGTTGATGTCCGTGAAGTACAGATAATTGTCATACCAAACACCGCCAATTTTGGGTCCGACGAAGAGCAGGCGGTTTTTGTATGACAGCAATAGCCGCGTGCTCTGGATAGTGACCGAGCCGGTGTCCATCGGCGTGACGGTGTACGGCAGCACGTGGTTCGGCGTGTATTTGTAGATTGCGTCTTTGCCGTTGCAGAAATAGAGCGAACCGTTGTATTCCTGAAACCAAAAGCTGTTGGTGCTATCGCCGGTGAACAGGTCCTCGTGGGATATATCCGCGAACGCCCCCTCACGTCCGAGCTGATATACCCGCTTGGTCGTACAGGCAATGACCTCGTGATAACCAGCATATTGTATCGAGCTGAGGCCAACGACGGCGTTGGAGCCTATTTCACAGAAGAGCCGAGAGCCTTTTCGGCGCTTGAGAACTCCCCGTTCTAAGTAGGCGTTTTGTAGGACGCTGAAGGCGTCTGGCGGGGCCAGCCACGGCTCCTTGGCCGTGAATAGGCCCGTTCGCATATCCCCTATCAGAAAGTCTGCGTACTTTGCCATTGTATCATTGGTTCTTCACGCATCAGACGCCGCGGACTTGTACGATGACGGTAAGAGTCTGTCCCGAACCGCCAGGGTCGGCGGATGGGTCAACCGAGAGGGTAACATCGCCGGCCACCGGCGTTTGGTTGAAGTCCCCCTCGTCTTTCCAGTGAGTGCTGCCGTCGGCAAGCCCTGAAAAGGCTATCATTTCCGTTCCGAGTCCATCCTTCAACGTCACGTCCACTGTAGGATTATCGGTAACGGACGTGATAGATATGCTGACGCCTGTGATTATGCCGTTCAATTCGTTCAATGTCACGCTTTGGGCGGCGTGTCCATCACCGGTCTGCCAAACGAACGTCGCTTCGGCTTGCCACACCGGTTTATCGGCCATTGCATTGCGCTTATCGTATGAAGATGTGATTGTCGCGCTGGTTGCCATTCTGGTTTATCTCCTTTCAAAACTGCCGCCTACATTCCCTTGCGTGCTCTTGGCGGAGCCGCTTGCGACTGACGATTGCTTTGAGATATTCGAGCGTTCCCGGCACTTTCGCGTTGCCGACGAGTTCGACAACCCGCTGCTCGTCGCCTCGCTCGGCGAGGTATGCGATGGCGGCGCCAACCGCTATCAACTTCGCCAGAACATCGTCCGAGACGGTATCGGAATCACCTGAGAGGGTGCTTGGCCGGCTGAGGCTGAGGGTTGCTCGCAGGTAGTATGTCTCGTCCGGTTTCGGGCGAATGAATAGTTTTCCGCCCGCCACACAAGCGTAGGTCGGCGCCGCCCGCAGGGAAGGATTACCATCGACGTAGTGGTCGGTTACAGCAGCATCATCCAGTTCTGTCGTGCCGGGAATGAAGCCGCCAGCATCCGTACTTTTGGCAAGAACCAGGCCCATAATCGCGTAAGACGAACCAGGCAGTGTTATGCCATCGATAGCCTTTGCTGGCGTATCATATCCCGTGGCGTTAGAGGCCGCCTCGGAGACGCTTATGGTCCCGTCATCGTCGATGTACAGAAGCCACGCGCCCCACTTGTTCTGCGGGACGGTCGAACCGGAAAGCGCCGTCTCGGCGGCAGACTTATCGTAGGCGTAGTCTCCAATCTTGTACGTGAAGGCGGCACTCGCAACCTTCGCCGTGCTCGCCGTACCGATTGCCAATGTCGGCGGTGTGATGAAGTCCTCGTCCGCCCAGGGCGGAAAATCCCTGAAGAAAAGCTCACGGTCCTCATAGATAACGAGCTCGGTATCGTCGGCGAACAGTGGCGGATTCAAATCGAGAACATCCTGACCGAGACTGTATTCTCCGTCGTCATAAGGGCTTGTCGCCTGCGTCCAGTCAGCCAGGAGCGAATCGAAGTTGATTTCATACGGCAGGTGCAGGCGCATATACTCGTTGATTCGGGCATCTACGTCGCTGTCGCTGATGTCGTTCGTCGAGTGGCGTCCGGTCAGATTTCGCCAGTCGGCGCGGATTGTAGCAAGTGTGACGGCCATTGCGTCCGGGCCTCCAAGTTCATAGATATGCGCGCCCGCCCTGGCCGGCGCGCATATCCGAGAAAGGAAAACAATGGGACCTTCTTAGAGTCCGGTTGCGTGCGTTCGGTACGCTATCAAGACCGTCATTGTCGTGTCGTTCCCCGCATTGCCGGCGAAGTCCGAACCCGTGTTTGTAAGTTGAACGGCCTTGTTCACTATATTCGATGCCGCAACATTCGCTATGCCGGCAGGTTGCACGAGACAGAGCGTATCCGCCGTAGCAGTTATGAAGCTCGTACTCTCAATCGTGCCGGTGATGTCTTGGCCGCCACCGTATTCGATTACGAGGTCATCGGAAGAGCCTGCCGTCAGTGCGTTGGACCCGTAGTCCAGAATCAACGTAGCCTGGATTACCTCGATGAAATAGCCGCTGCCTGGGGCCGCGATGAGTTCCTTCGACGTTGTGGCCAGCGCCTTTATTTCGGCGTTCGTCAATTCGACAGTTGCCACGTTTATGGACGAAGTATTCGCCATAGTCAACGCACCGCTGTTTAGCGTGACAGAGCCGGCGGTCAACGATGTGACCTCGGCCTGCGCGAACAACGGATTGCGCAGATAGGCGTCCATCAACGTAGGATTCGTGCTGTATTCCCAACGCCAGGCTATCGCACCGTAAGCCGAATAGACCAATACCGGCACGAAAAGCAGCAACAGCAACACGGATATAATCCTTGCCATTCGCCGCTTCAGAAGGGATTTGGCCCTGCGAAATGATTCTTTCATCTTGCCGAACATCAGTCTGTCTCCTTTGTAGGGTCCGCGCCGTTCGCGCCGTCGTTGATGAACTCGGCGAGCCGGCCAATTTCTGCGACGAGCGCCCTCTGCGTCGAGAGAAGCTCATTGACCAGAACCGTCACCTCGTCGAAACTGTTACATTCACGGTACGTCACGTTCGGGCGGACGAGTATCTTTTTGAGCGCGAAGCGCTTCTTCTTCTTCTTAGCCATTTTCTTTTTCCTCAGAAGTCTCATTCCCTTCGGCCTCGAAATACGGACCGAACGGAGTGTCAGGGGGAGCGTCTTTGATTTTGATGAAGCGGAAGCGGCGGGTTGTTCCGCTCTTGCGGCTCACACGCCTGCCGGTAAGAGGGTCTATCCCGTCGGAAAAGACCGGCATTCCCTTGTGTGCCAACGAAATCTCCTGATATTGTGGGCTTTCACTAATCAAGCATTCTGGGACACAGTTGAGGACGGGTTTGCCGTTCTTGTCCTCACAGACGAGGTGGAAATATATGGGGCCTTTGGAAAACTCGATGTCGGTCGAGCCGTCGGCAGCGAGTATCTGGACGATGACCCGCTTGCTCGGCTTATACTTGCGACCTTCCCATTCGCCTCCATATATCGCCACCTCCTCGAACGTCGGGCGAGTTCGCCTATCGAGTAGGCCCGCCGCCCGCATCTTCTCAAGTTGAAGCTCACGTTTGGCCTGTTCCTGTATCTGCAACTGCTGTTTGGTCTGCTCAACCTGAATCTTCGTGATGAGTTGCTCCTTGTTGATGTTCGGGTTGAGCTTGAGGCCAAGTTTTTCCGCAAACTTCAACAACTGCTTGCGGTCAAAGCTGCTCAGTTCGCGGTAATTCTGGCTCGGCTCAGGTGCAGCGAGGTCAGGATGGTTGGGAGTCACCGTTGAGGTGGATGAAGTCGGGTGGACCGATGCGCCAGCCACCGAGCCTGAGTTTGCAGTTGCAGACATAGTCTTCAGTTCCTTTCCGTGAGCTTCAAGGTTACACTGTTACGATTTACGCGCCTTGAACGCCGTCCGTCCAGCCGGTCACGTCGCCGTGATTGGCTTTTTCGCCTTGCAGCGCCAAGTAGTAGTACGAGTTGCCGTCCGTCTGAAGGGCGGCAGCCACGCGCACTCCCTGGTAGCCGAGGCGCTCGTGGGCAACGTTCACGCGCTCCCAATAAACGCCATTGTCGTTGACTTGACCGCCGATTTCGACGGGCCACGCCGGTTCGCTTGAACCACTCGTCCCAGCAGTCACACACTCAAAAATGGCCTGAGTATCCGCCGCATCGCCTTCCTCGGTCACGCCGCTGCCGGTCGGCTTGACATAATCGCCGTGTGCCGTCGCCGAGCGCGCCGTATAGCTTGTCGAGGCTTCCCACTCTGCAATACTCGGCCCCTCAGAGCCGCTGTCATACGCCACGATTCCGCCGTCGTCCGCCAGTTTGGTCTTCGTGCCAGCAGCGTCTTTGACGCCTTCCTGGCTGCCGGAAGCCTCAAGGTCTTCCATATCCTCGAACCAATAGTAGAGGAGTGCGTTCGTAGCGTGGTCCAGCAGAAAGAAGAAGTCCGGGACGAAGCCTATCGGCAGATACACCAACCCGCCGTCTCCGACGAATCTACCGGTTTTGATTCGCATTTGCCTGTCCTTTCAGATTCAGATGTTAGCTGCTCTTCGTGCAGATGATGTTGATGAGATAAGCGTCATTGAGAATCTGGGCGACATAATTCGCCAGCCAGAAATAGACGCTGTACCGGTTCATTTCGCTTCCAGCCTGCTCCGGGGGTTTGTAGCCGAGGAGCTTTTCCCCGCTTGGAATCCTGATGTTGCCGAAGGCGTCGCGCGCCAGCACGGTGCAGTAGTAGTTGCTGCCGCTCTTGTAGCCGTTCGTCGTCAGTATCCATCGCAGGTGGTCCGTGGCCCCGACTTCGCCGTCGTATGCCTGGCCAGGAGCCGCATAGTTGCGGACATCCCGCCAACCGGCAACCGCCTTGAGGTCCCTGTAGAGGTCCGTATGGGCAATCACGACGAACGAATCGGACAACGGGCTGGTTCCCTGGCCCACAGCGGCAGTCATCAGAGGCGTTATGGGCCTGGCGTTGTTGCCGAGGAGCGTCTGGACCACAATATCGAGGTCTGTCGCGTTCAGCAGTGTCGTCGTCGGGCTGCCGTTGGCGCAGGTATACGTGCTTGCCCCTGCCGCCAGAACCTCTCGACAGAGCGTGTCGATTGTCAGTGCGAACTGGTCACTGAGCCACTTGGTCAACTCGGCCCCTTCCTGGCTCAACCCGGTAAGGTCCAGCCAGGCCGAGACGCGAACTCTGGCGCCGTACTCCCGCACAGTGGCCGAAATGTCGGTCTTGTGCGGCAAAATGGGCGCGGGGTCCACGTCCTCTTGAAGCGGAGTCGTCTGGGCCGTCGGCGCCGCCCATCTTCGGAACTTCACAGTTTCGCCCGCGTGTGCCGGCATCGTCACTTGCTGCCCGAACTTGGCGTAGGGCATACCAGGCATCGCATAAGCAAGAAACTGCTTGATGAAGTGTATCCCGACAGGATGGTCGAGCCGACTGGTCGTCGTCATATTCTTGTCAGCCATAGCTCGTAATCTCCTTCAGTTGGTCATATCTTCGGTTTTATCATCTCTTGGCGGCTTTAGCCGAACTTGCCCGCGAGCATATCATCGACGAGCTTATATATGGCCTGGCGGTCTTCGGGCCTCTCCGGGTCAAGGTTCGCTATCTGATTCGATGCGCCGGATGAGGTCCCCGCCGCTGCCGCTGGCATAGGCTTCGTTTGAGCCTGTGCGTTTTGCAGGGTCTGGTGCTCCTGGCTGCGCTTCTGCATCTCCTGGAGCTCTTTCTCCAACTTCTTCTGCTTGGCGAGGTTGTACGCGACTATCGGGGCGGAAGGCAACTGTGCGAGGTCGTTCACAAGGTACGGATGTTCGCGGAGCACTTCCTGGAGAAGCGGACTCGGCTTGAACGTCCCCAACAAGTCGATTGTCCCGACAAGCTCGTCAAAGTCAGCGTGCTGCTGGCGGAATTGCTGAACCTGCATCTGCAATTCCTGTTGTCGTTGCTGCTGCTGGATTTTGGCAACGTATTTCTTCGCCATCCCAACAGTCATTAGGTCTTCGTCGCTGAGGTTCTGGGCCTCATCGGCGAAGGGGTCCGGTTCCTGGACCGGCACTGCACCGGGTTGCGCAGGATTGGCCATAGCGCCGCGCATCTGCGCAAACTGAAGGAGCTGCATCTGTTGCTTGAGATTTTCAAGCTCCTGCTCCGCCTGCTGCCGGGCCTTTCGTTCGGCCTGAACTGCTGCAAGCATTCCCTGCTTCTCTTCGTCAGCACCGGGTGCACCGGAATTGTCTTGCTGGCCGGCGGCGCCAGAAACATCTTGATTTACGCCCGTTACTTGACGACCGGCGGCGTCGTCTATTACGCCCGTTTGCTCTTTGTCTTGTGGCATTTTGTCCGCCCCTTTTACTTGGCCATTCCTTCGGCCAGACGCACCGATTCGCGGCGCCTGGCGTGTATCGTTGCCCGCTTCTGCGAGTCGAGTATCACGCGGATTTCGATGTTATTCACCGAGCAATTGTAGTAGGTGGCTGCATCCTTCCTGGCAGCGTGGACCTGGGCGAGGATTTCAGGTCGCAGATAGCCCCAACCGTGAGAACCAGGGGTCAAGACTATCTCGCGCGAACCCTTCTGCGCCCTGCGCAACTGCATTATCATCGCCCCGAAAACTGGGTCCGTCACGCGCTGCATACAGCCCGGCTGCAATACGCCCGTGTTCGTGATTCTCATTCAACGTTTCCTTTTCTTGGCCTTTTTCTTTTTCTTCGGGATAAGGGCCGCATTCGCCGCTCTTACAGCCCGGCCTTCGTCTCCGTACTCGCGCAAGGCCGCGTTTGCGACCTTCGCCCACTTGCGCTTCTGCGCCGGCGTCTTAGCCCGCTTGGTGTGCCGGCTGGCGTCCCTGGCCGACCACGGCATTTCTCTGCTCCTGCATAGCCTGGATGTTCTTGTTGATAATTTCAAGCGCTTTTATGTACCTGTCAAGCAAGCCGAGGCGCGGTTCGCTGCCGATTTTCTGGATTTCGACCAGGGTCCGGGTCTCGTCGAGCATCGCCTGGCCACGCCTCTGGCGTGCCTGGGCAAGGTCCTCAACCGCCTGGGCCTGGAGAACCGCATCCATCGCCTGTTTGCTCTCCAACTGGGCCTTGAGCAGGAACTCCTGCATCTGTTCACGCTGCCGAACGGCCTGTAGGAGCTTTTCCGGCTGTTGTATCGGCGCCGCTTCCAGCACAAGACTGGCCGGTACGAGGTTCGGGAACATCGCATACAAAGCCTTCATCTCGGCGAAATGCAAAGCCTTTTGGCTGTCCGTCAACAAGCCCTCGACCGGCACGCAGTCGTATTTGGCAAGCGCAGGTTCGTAGAAACCCTTCGCAGGCGGCTCCTTGATTCTGCGCATCAGCGAGACAGGGTCTATGTACATCTGGTTGAGCCGGATTATCTTGAGGCCAAGCTGCCGCTTCGCTTCGCGGTACGTCTGAAAAAGGCTCTGCTGGGCCGTCAACGCCTGGCCGGTCCGAAACTTCGCCAGAATCCCCGGAATGTCCCGCTGGTTGTCGTCGCTGCCGAAAATCTCCTGGTTCAAACCGGTCGTCTCGGTCTCTTCCTTGTCCAGAATCGTAATCAATTCCAGCACGCCCGCAGGCAAACCCGGCCCCTTCAAAGACTGTACGGCGTCCTCCAGAGAACCGGAAAAATCGTTGCGCACGAAAAGGACCTGGCCCTGCCCGCTCTTGAAGGCATCTTCCGGGTTCACCAACGTGTTCTCACGCACGATTTTGCCGCTGTTCAGCGAGGTCTCGATGATGTCTATCGCTTGGTTCAGACGCTTGTCCCGTGCGTGCTGCGGCTCGCGCAGCCGCCTGGTCAGGCTCCGAAGACGCAATTCGTCCCTGTTCATCTCGGGCGCAAATTCCCCGGCCAGCCAGACGGCGTTGTAGTCGTCCAGACCCGTCGGGTTCGGCCCTTCCCAGACCAGGTAACCGTCAACGAATATCTGAAGGTCCACCCTGGTCTCGGCCTTCAACAACTTGATGAACACCGGTGAGCCGTCCGGCCAACGCAAGCGATTCATCAGCCGATAGGCGTTCTCGGCACCCCCAACCGCCGGATGACGATAGAAAGAACGCCACGGAACCGTCTGCCCTGTCCCCGTGAACATCACGACCTTGCGGTCCTCAGTACGCTTGCGCCAACGCTCCTCGTACAGCCGTATCTCATCGCGCCGAGGATATTGCATATCGGAAATCCAGCGCCGCGCACCGTGCGGCGGAATAGAGTCTATCTTCTCGGCCTCGGTCGGTAACAACTGCTTGATTTTGTCCGCGTTCAACCACTGGCCGGTCAGAATGTTGCTGCAATCCGACAGGTCCAGCTTCGTCAACTCCGGGTCCAAAAGAAAGCTGTTGTACGGTCTGCGCGCGAAACCCATCTGCCCGTACCGGTCCACATACACCTCGACAAGGTTCGAGCCGGTCACAAGCGAACCCCACTTGAACGCCTCGCTGAGCGTCTGATAACCTCCGCGCGCCATCTGCTGCATAATCAGCGTCGTGTGCTGCCGAGCAGCAGCAGCGTAAGTGTCCTCCTGGGCCTCAATCTTCAGAATGTGCCGATTCCGTATCTCATAGCCCGAAATCAGGTCCACCTGCCGAGCTGTCTTGTTGAACGGATACAACCGCCGACCCGTCCGCCGAGCCTGCTCAAGCTGCTCGGCAGTGAAATGAGCACCAAGGTGCATCTCAAGGTCAAGACGAGCTTCGTCAATGTACGACTTCCACGCACCATAATAGTAGTCGTAAAGGCCCTCGTATTCGGTACGCTTCGCCGAAGTGCTGTCACTGATGTACCCAAGCGCCGACATCGCGTCTTTCTCCTTCAAACCGCCCAGGGCGAACGATACTGTTCACTCAGTCGCTTATAATCCGCCCTGCGGTCGCCAAGACGCCGCAAACTCTGCATCTTCGACCAGGCCCACAATCCGGCAACGTAAGCGTCCGCACGGTCTGGACTACGACCCAATTTCCGCTTCAAGTCTTCCTTCGACTCGACCATCAACTTGCCGTTGCGGTACTTGTACGTAACCGAGCATAACTGCGCCTCCAACTGCGTGTCAATATCCCTGCACGAAAAAACTACGTTCGATTCCGCCCCAAAATCCCCCCGACAGAATATCTTCGAGGCCGTATCCCAAGCCTCGGCACGCAAATTGAAGTGCTCCGTGGACAGCCGCTTCGCCGGATTGTACGCCAAAACCTCAACCCCCATATCCCGCAACTCGTCCACTACACCAGCACCAACATCGGCACCAACACTCTCTACCACCGCCGGACAAGTACCGTAAGCCCTGCTCAACCGGAATATCGCGTTGCTGATTTGCGTCGTCGAACAGTAACCCATTATCACAGTCTCAACTATCTCACCATCAGCCAAAACGTATATCACCGTCTCGTCGTCACCATACCGCGCAGGGTCGCAACTGACATAACAACGATGCTCGGCCTTCTCAAACTCGCCGCCAACGCCCCTGCGAAATATGCTCCGCTTCCGAGCAGACTCCACCCAGTCCGAATGTATCATCTGATTCGGACTCTCTAAACTCGACCAACTGCCGTACAAATACGCCTGCAACAACTCAGGACGATACTCGTAACTCCGCCGCAACGTCTCAATATAATCCGAAGGCAAAAACGGATTGTCACCAGGCAACGCCTGAACAAACTTGCACCCGGCACGAGGATTCGTGATGAACTCGTCCCGCAACCAACCAGGACTCGGATTCGCCGTGAACAAACCCTTGTACCGAAAATGCTGCCCCGCTATCCGCATACGACGACTCGCACGCAACGTGCTAATGTCGTCACGAGTCGTCTCCTCAGCCTGGTCAACACAAATGAAAATGTACTCGGCACTGTTGAACTTGCTCCGCTCCCGCTGATTGTCCAACCCCCCGTAGTCTATCGCTACCCTGCCGTCTATCAAAATGTGACGAGGCGTCCGCTCAGTACCTGTCCGTATCTCATACGTCTCAGGCGGTATCATATCAGACATCGCCGTCCACGTCTGAAGAGTCGTCGCCGTGAAATCACTCCCAACCTTCCGACCTATCCAACCAACGTGAGGAACCACTAAACCAGGCTGAAGATTCAACTGGTCAGCTAACTGTATCGCCTTATAATATGCCCAAAAACATAAAAAAACACTCTTGCCACCACCCTTGCTGCCACCGTATAAAACGTCCGTAACAGAATCGTCAAACTCCAAAACACGAAACGCTTCCATCTGCCGCGCAGTCAACCGACAGTGTATCTGCCGACCAGAAGACCACTCAGTCAAACCCGTAGCAAAATCCTCTAAACTCGGCTTCTTCACTGCCCAAAAACCCCTACGCCGTAGAAGAACAACCCCGACGACTACGCAACCGCTCAACCAACGCAGACTTCACCGAAGAAGATAAACCACTGCCACCACCATTACCACTACCACTAACAACAGAATCAACCCGAACCGGACCAGCAGGAACACTACCCCAACTCGCCGACTCCACCACCGACCCAGAAACAACCTCACGCCCCAAACCAGATTTCGACCGGCGAGACTTCCGCCGAGACTTGACCCCAGACTTACCCCCAGACTTGACGCCGCCCCCAACCTTGACCTTGCCTTTAGCTCCAGCCTCGACCTTAGACGTAGACCCAGACCGCTCATCGAACTCCGACTTGGCCGAAACATCCTTCTTGAACTCACCCTCAACCACCCCCTCTGGCCCCGACTCCTCCGCCGGAACCTCAACCGACTCAACCAAACGAACCGCCTTGCCAGCATCCAAATCAGGACCACCCCTGCCAACAGAACTACCACCACTACCGCCGCCAACAACAGACGAACCACCACCACCATCACCACCACCAGCAGCCGGTAACTGCTCCACAATAATGCACACCCCAGGCGGACGTGAACTCCAACCAGGACCACCAGAAACCGGACGAGATGCACCAACTACTCGCTCGTCAGACTCCGCACGCGCCAATATCCCACATACCTGCGCCAATAACCGCATCGCACGACCCTTGTCGTGCATCTTCACCTGAGAAATCTTCGACCCACCCTTGCCCAACGTCCGTACCGTTACACTGCTTATCGCCTTCCGTACAGAACCTAAATCCGAACTCCTGTTGTAACGTATCCGACCATCCGCGTCCCAACCTACTACCAACCCTATGTCACTAAACGCTATCGCCTTCAACTCCGCTACCAACTGATGCGCTAAAAAACGCCAGTCAGGAACCTGCTTCCGTAAATACTTCGCTATCAACCGACGTACACGTACACTCGATAACAACCTCGCTCCAACCGCCGCAGCATACTCCGAACGAGCTCCAGCTACCTGCGCACTGTACGATGCGTCCAAACTCTCAACATAAGCACGCGCAAACGCCCGCTCACGCCACGCTAAACTCCGCTCAGGATTCACATATAAACCACCACCAACACCCGAACCAACCCCACAACCCCCACCACTACAACCCACACCATTCGCTCGACGAGCCTCGTCCATAACCACAAAATTACCATACCAAAAAACCCTCCCGTCAAGTATTTTCTGCAAAATTACCTAAATTGCTAAAAAGGTACGAGGCAAATTGCCTAAATTACAAAAGAGCCCCAAACCTAAACCCCATAGATGAAGGTGGGACCCATAGGGGAAGCGGGATTGGCCGCAGGGGGGCGAAGGGGGGCGCGCTCTCTCAGGGGGGGAGTCGGACGACAGGCGGCGGCTCGTCATCATCCTTCTCGGCGGCGCGGGCGGCGCGGGCGGCGGCTGGCGTCTCATCCTCCTGCTGGTCGTCCCGGCGGGCGGTCGTCGGTCGTCGGGCCTACTCGTCGGGCCTACTCGTCGGGCCGAGCCGGAGGGCGCCGATGCTCTGTGCGGGCCGAACGTCGGGCGGGCGGGCCAAAGTACCCCTCGGCGCGCGTTTGGCCGTCCAGCGGCGTCCTCGGCCACCAGGCGGGCCACCAGGCGGGCCACCAGGCGCAAAACCGACACGCCCAGTCCATTTACGCGACCAGAGCGCTCGATACCGCGAAAAAAATATCCGCGAAAAACCCCACTGGCGCCGCCGAAAACCCCGATTCTGCCCGCGCCACCGAAAAAACCTCAAAAAAACTCTTGACACGGAGGGCGGTCGTCGATATATCCTATATCGACGATGATGACAACCACACACACACAAGCAGACAGCAGACAGAGAAGGGCAGGGAGCCACGTCACCTATCCACACCACCACGCTCCCAACTCTTACCTCAACTACTACTACTACCTATATCTATCACTCTACTCCCTCCCCTCTCTACCGAATACTATACCCCGCGCGCGCGCGCGAGGGCCACATACCCCACACACCCCACACACGAAAGGAGACAGCAAATGAGCGACCAGACACGAATCCCTTACGCACTTGAAACGCGCACGCTGCGCGGCGGCGAACGAATATATCTCGCCGGCACGCAGCCTGTACCGACAGACCCTGACGAGACCAGCCACCTGGCCCTATACTGGGCGCAGGCCACCGATGGCCGGTGGCTCCTCGTGATGCGCACCCCTCTCGACGACCACGCGGCTCTACCGCAGGGACTCGATGCGTTGCTGTCGTGGCTGACGGAGCTTGGCGCCGACCGCCCGGCGCCGCGCATCGTCTGTATGTACCTCGGTATCCAGCGCGTCCGCCAGGCGGTCGAGTATATCCGCACGGACCCGAGCGCCCCTCCCGATGTCAAGTCCGGGCCGGAGGCTGCCGCTGCTCAGGCGTGGGCGCTGCGGCAGGCGGCTCGCGCACGAAGGCATATCGAGCAGCTCTGCGAGTGGCTGTCGGATATGCCTGGCGCGCCGACGCTGCCGGACGACGACTGATTATCGCGGGGCGCCGTCGGCGGCTGGCGGCGCCCCGCACCACAGAACAGAGAAACGAAAGGAGACTCACAATGGCCGACGAAACCCAAAAGATATGCCTAACCCGGCACGCCGGGGTTGCCGAGCTCGTGGCGCGTTATCTGGGCCGCGCGGACGTGCGCGGCCACGAGATTGCCTTGTACGACCTGAACGGGGATGTACACGACACTATCCCGGTCGTCGCGCATTTGGACGCCGATGAGGCCCGGCGCCTTGCCTGCAAGAGCGGGCTGGTGCTCTATGGCGTCGTGCCGTTGCACCTGGCGGCGCTGGCCCGGTTAGTGTTCGCGGTCGAGTGGGATTGTGCTCCGCCGCGCGGCCGGGAGATGTCGGCGGAGTGGGTACTTTCGCACGGTCGGCTTGTGCCGTATGTGGTCCGGCCGGCTGCTACGTGCGATGTCTGCGGCTCGGCGGACGTGGAGTCGGTCGGCGAAGGCGTCCACTGCCGCGCGTGCGGCGCTTATCACGATTAGCGGGCCAGGGCCAGGAAGGACAGTAACGGATGAAGTCGTATATGGTACGTAATTGGGCCGAGGAATCGGCGTGCTGCTGGTGCGGCGGGCCGATATACCTCGGCGAGCGGCTGTACGCCGACGATGACGAGCTCCACGTTTACTGTAGCCGCGCCTGCTACGAGCAGGCCGCACAGCAAGCACAGACAGAGAAAGGAGAACGAAAATGGCGGACAAAGCGAATTACAAATGGCGGACAAAGCGAATTACACGATGACGGACCCGGAGCAGGCAGCGGCGTACTATCGCGAGGTTGCAACGGAGATTGACTGCGAGCTCGACGGGCAAGATGACGACGTGTTAGAGGCGCTGGGCCGAAGTGTGCCCTGGTGCATTTGCGGGCGCGACCACGTGCGTCCGGGCGCGATAGCGATGTGCCGCATCGACCGGAGAGGGAAGATGTGGTACAAGTTTGCTGCGCCGCAGTGTGCGGACCGTGCTGCGACGTGGGGCAGCGAGTGGAGTGCGTTGGACGACGATGGGTACGAATACTGAGGAGCAATGAGATGAGTACAACACATAGACAGACGACGAGTTCGGGCGCGGGCGCATCGAGCGCCGCGCCCAGCAAGTATTCCTTCAGCCGCTGCGGCTCCGAGGGCGCCTTCCGCGTGGCTTGGTGGGTATCTGGTGCGGCGGACCGTCGTGGCGAAGTCAAGATGCGGTATTCTCTGGACAAGTTACGTGTAGCCGACGGATGGATAGCGGCGACGGACGGCAGGCGGCTGCACGCATATCGCGGCGATGCCTTGCAGCTTCCTGAGGGATTCTACCGGATTGCGCGGCGGACGACGAATTATATCGTGGTGGAGTTATGCCACGAGGGGGACGCGAACATCTTCCCGAATTGGCACGAGATTGTTCCGACGAGCTATGCGGCGATGGCGCAGATAGGCGATGCTGCTGTTGCGTCGATGGCGTTAGCGCGTCGGGGGATATTTGTCGAGCCAGCGTATCTGGCTGATTTATTCGCGAGCGAGACTGTGTCGCGTTGGACGGTCAAAGTGCAGGCCGACCCGGGCGCAGGTCCGGTTGTTTTTGATGGTGGTGCGGGTTTTTTTGCGATGGTGATGCCGCGCGTGGTGGACTACGACGTTGCGTGGCGTGAGTGTAGCGACCAGAGCGACAGTGACCGTCTCGGCGGCGACGTTGCTGGCGAGTCGGCGGAAGACCAAGTACAGGCAGAACAGCAGAGAAAGGAGAACGACAATGGCGACACGATGTGTAACCCGGTTATTTGATTACGACTCGCGCCTGATAGCGAGGATGTACCGTCATTACGACGGTTATCCGAGCGGGCACGGCGTCGAGTTAGCGCGGTATTTGACTGATTGTCTGCTCGTGAACGGCTGGCCATCGGATGACGCGATGCGCCGCTACGCCAAGGAGGGCGTAGCGGTCTTCAATGGTGCGGATTCTTTGGCCGCGCACGTTGTGAAGGAGTTTGCTTCTCGGTTACCGGAGGAGATTTATCTTATGCCGACAGGGGTTTCGGCGGCTGAGGTTTGCGCCGAGTATGTATACGACGTGATTCCTGGCGGCAAGGATTGCGGTCCACAGGCTGTGGCGTTACGGGTATGCCAGCTGGAGCCGAGTCGAATCCTTTACGAGGGTCCGGCGGCGTCATTCGATGCGGCGTTAGCGGAGGCTGGCTGATGGACGTTGACGCGCTGACGAAAAGGGAAAAGTATGTCGTGGAGGTTCGTTGTATCGAGCGTTCTGGGCCGGCGCGGTTGCCGGCGAATCTTGTTCGCAAGATAGTGTATCAAGGCAACAGTCGGCGCAAGGCGTTGGCGGCGTTCGCCTATGCTGCGCGTCGAGCAGGGACAGATAACGAAAGGAGGTGATGCCGCGACTAACCAGCTACAGTAGCGACGTGGGGCGCCGGCGTGTGATATTTGATGATGCTGTTACCTTCAATCCTCGATGCGACAGGCGTCGGCGCCCCGTATTATTGATTGAGACGAGAAAGGAGAGCGACACGATGGCGACAAAAGCGAAGGAGAGGTTGGCCGGCTGGCGGCCAGAGCGATACAGTGTTGGAATCGAGTTTACCGAGCCGCTGCTTGCGACGCTGGCCGGGGACCCGAACGTTGCCAGGGAGTTCATTTTGAGCAGGGCGGCAGATGAGGAAGCCGCGCTCGAGCACAGCGTTTCGGGCGATTTGGATGGGCAGATGAGGAAGCCGCGCTCGAGCACAGCGTTTCGGGCGATTTGGATGATGAGTTGCGCAAGGCCAGCACGATTTTTCCTCGGACGGCGAAAAAGCAGCCGTTCATCTGGGATTACCAGGTGAAGGGCTTTTTGAAGGAGGCTTGCCGGACTGCGTTGGACGCGGCGGACACCGAGCAGGCGTCACGGTACAAGGCGGCACGGCTGACGCGGTATTTGTACCGGCGGACGATAGATAGTCTGGTGTTTGTTTATCCTCGTCGGATTTTGTTGGAGTTGCCGGCCAAGGGCGTAATCGAGTGGTGCGAGCGTCCGATTGCCGGCCAAGGGCGTAATCGAGTGGTGCGAGCGTCCGATACGTTGCGAGACGCGGCAGGGCGAGCGGGTTGCGTTGAGTCGGTCTGAGCAGGCTCCAGCTGGCACGCGAATCGCGGTCGAGATAGAGGTGTTTCGGCCCGACTTGTGGGATTTTGTCCGCGAGTGGCTGAATTATGGTGCGGTGCGTGGTCTGGGCCAATGGCGGAACGCCTCGTTCGGGCGGTTCGAGTGGTGGGACTCGGCGGCCAAGGCGCCGAAGGCGGTCAAGCCGAAGGCTCGGCGGAGAAAAGCGAGAGCATAGGCTATGGAATGGCGTAGTTGCGCACGGCAACGTAAAGCCTGGGCGATGCGTCGGTTGGCAATGTGTTGCAGCGGCGCTTCGTTGCACTGCAACCGCAACGGCCAGGCAAAGTGGAGCGGTGCAAAGCAGGGTGTTGTGTGGCACGGGCAGTGCAAGGCGGCGCGACGCGCCGCGGGGCAGTGCCACAGCGTTGCAGAGCTCAGTATAGCTCCGGCAAAGTGGAGTAGAGCCAAGGATTGCATTGCATAGGCAACGTAAGGCCAGGCAAGGCGATGGAGCAGCAGGTTGTGGTGATATGTAGTGTATGCCGCGAGCCGATTGAGGCAGGCGAGCGGAGCGTGGAGTGCGACGAGGTCGGTTGTGCTGCGTCACGGATGCACGTGGCCTGCCGGCCTCGTTGCCTGTATTGCGGGCACGAGGGTTGCCCGTCGTGTATGGTCGAGTCGGTCGAGTGGTCTGGTTGGTTTTGCGACACGCGGACGCCGGAGCAGTTATCTGGCGGG